TTTACAAGAAGACCGCGTTGGCTTTAGGCCAGGTACTGGATATATGTCGAATCAATAAGGGACAGCGAGGAGTCAAGTTCTTAGCACGCTATTACGGCCCTGGGGTTTGGTTTGGCGACGAAAACAGCATGTGTGATTTGCCGAGGCAACTCGGTAAGTTACACGTTTCTGTGCCGTTCCCAAGCCACGTCACTGCCGAGCGTAAGCTGATTGAGCGTCTCTCCTGCTGGTTTCTTTCTGATTCCAATACTCCGATCCTTGGTGCTTTGGCGAAGAAGTGCATTGAATTCACTGGTGGCGTGGCTTTCGACGATGAGTTGTTGCCAATGCGCCGCTGGGATGCCAGGGAGCCAGATGCTGCACAATATCCTAATGAGGATAGCGGGTGGATGGAGGCTGAGGTTCAAATCATCCTCCCTGATTTCGATCGCAAAAGATTCGACCAATGGCTCGGATCGGTTAGACGCCTAAGTGACTTACTTACGCCGCCACTTTGCCTTGACCGTCGACCGGTTAAAACGAAGTTGCCGGCAGTTGTCGACAACCAATTGGTGGTCCCACTAGAATCCACCATTCCCCCCCAAATTGCCCCGACGCTGTCGGTGGCCGCAGCGCCGGTTGATGATACACCCGAGATTGCAATTGCCCAACCATACCATGCTAGTCTTTTGATTGGCCAAGTGATGTCTGATGCGTCGCGTCGTTCTCTTGGTTTGGAACTCACGCCTGAGCGTTGTCGAGATTATCTCCGCGCCTGTTTTGAGTTCTGTTCTAAGCGGGAGAAACCACGCAACAGACACTACGTTGTGTCCGATCGATCGACAGCTTCGGTTACACGGGCAAAGGCAATAGCTGCGGTTCACGCGATACGAAAGAGGCATTTCGAAGGGGATAGTTGCCAGACAACATGGTCAGTTCCTCTGCGCATTAAGCCGGTCAACGGTCCATCCTATGGTCGTTTACTTGCTGCGTTGCCAGTTAGTGGTGCGAGCAAAAGCCGCCTAGCTGGCTCGCGCTCGAAGTAAGCTTTCATCGAGGTGAGGGGGCAGGGCCGGCTAGGTGGCCCTGTTCGAATTTCAGATTATTTTACCCCCTTACCTACGACTAAACTCGAGAAAACACTAATGAATGTCAAATCCCAACAAATCCCCCGTAATGTCCGAGAACTTATTACGAAAGTTGTGCTTGCATCATCCAGTGATACGCAACCAAATCTCCCAAGGACTTCTGACGCCCCCGCCGAAGAAGCCAAATCAACCCCCAAAGTCAAAGCTGACCGAGGAGGAGTTGTTGGAGGTGTTGCGCCTGTTGTTGGAAAACCCGGCGATCAACAAGAAGCAAAAGGCCCAGGAAAAGAAGTTCCTCGACTTCGTGGCGGACGCCACGAGCCAGGGACTCGAGTGGTTACTGGAAAACGTCCTGCCCCAAATTCCGACCTTTCTAGCCCTTCTGTGAGGAGGGACACCCATGGTTATTATCAGTCAACAAATCCCCGCATTGTCAAAGTTCGTGACCGTGTGGAGATTGTTCACACTGTTTCACGTGCTCAGCATTTGAATAATAACCGTTTGTTGTTCCAAATCGCGAAGCGTGCTAGGAATGGTTTGAAGGCGGTTTCAGACGTCACCAGTATACCTTTCGCCACAGCTCATTATATGAGAGGCTCACCCATTTTTGAGTCTTTCTCTACTGATGAGAACGGGCGGAATGTCCACCACATTTCTGGCCATATGCTCCTTAGTGATCTAACTGCGGTTTCCTCCGATCAGTTTCAGCGAATCTTATCTCTCCCGCTTTCCCCAGGAATGCTGGGCGGATATCTTGGCAATCAGTCGGAATCGAATGATTATTTTCTTTTCGACAAGTCCATCATGTCCTTCATCCCAGTGCTCCAACCAGGAAACGGGTTTGCTGTGGGTACGTTATCTGCTTGGTACGCCCCGAATAACGACTATGTCGCAACCGGTAATTCTTTTGGCACTCTTCAGATTGCCTCGAACTTCCCTAGTATGGTGGAAACACCAGTCTGGTGGCCGCTCGAGTGCGATGCTGATTTGTCGGGGTCACTCCCGATGTATGGGTGCCAGTTGAATTCCGATGCGCTGTCGGCTTTTCAGGGTAGTTTCCATTTCGGCATGCTTGACACCATAGGTGGTGAGAACCAGCTCTCTTTGGGCGAGATCTTCATCACCTTTAGTTGCAAGCTTGTTCAACAGCGCATTGATCCTTCGATTTCTCTTTTTCGTCAGGGGTCATACCAAACCCAGACCCTGTCTGGCAGTTCCGGAAGTAACGGATTCAATGTCGTGTGGGCGCCTTCAGCAGTTATTGGCGGCCCACACGCCCTACCACTCATCGCCCCGATTGATGGTCCCGACATCTCAGCCTTTGCGGCCGTTGTTGGTTCCATCACCTTTCAACAAGGTGTTCAGGGTCCGGCGTTTGGCACTGGGTTTGACAATTGGATGAGTCCTTCCTCAACTGACACGCTCAGTCTGACGTTTGGCACGACCCTTTACTTGCGTTCTTTCCGGATAGATCCAGGCTCTGGCTTTGGCACTACCGTCATGTTCTTCTTTGCAGATCTTGCGTCTATGGAGACAGCCAAACTCGTCACGTCAGTTGGTGATGGAGGCATAGCTTTCTGGTCATGTGCCAATGCGATGTCATACACCAGCGATTGGGTGAGTCTAGGCAGTCCCAGCACAATCACGTCAATAGTTTCATGGGCACCGGCTACCGATGCCTTGGGCTTGTAATTTCAAAATGTAACCTAGCCGTCAGCATGCTTTCGCAAAGCAGTATGTTTTACTTCTCACTGACGCTAAATGTTGAGATCACTCCTCTCTCTGAGTCGAGTCCCCCGCAGGTGCTACCAGGGGTTTTAAAACACCAAAAATGTAACCTAGC